AGAGCGTGGCGGGTTCGTACTCAGTTCCTGCAAACCAAAGGCGGTCTTGGTGAAACTCGCAGGTCGCGGGGTATCCTCGGTATGCTGAGAACGAACCTTCGCTCCAAAATCGCGTGTCCACACCTGTTGCGGGGACTGCGCTGAGAATCGTTGCCTCAACTTCTTGAGCGCTCGTTACTGAATCAACCTTGTATGTTGACGTTACATAGCCATCATCATTTCTATATGATACCTGTAGAGGGCCGGGATTGGTAACTATGTTGTAACGAATTGATATCCAAGTATTGCCCGCCTCTTTTGTCGGGGAAGAGAAGTTGAAGTTCTTCGATTCACCAAGCGGTAATATTGTATCGGCAAGTTGAATATAATCTTCCCATGTTGCCTTGCCATCATAGCTAATTTGAATCCAGACCTGCCCGTACCAAAGATTTGAAGTTTCTACGCTCCAGTTTGAGTATGAAACATTTATTGCGCCGCCATTATCAATCCAATCATCTCCGCTATATGGTGTTGATGGTGTCACTCCGAATGCAACCGCTCTACTGGTATTCCCTGTGTGACGCATCTTAAACGTTGCGCCTACGTGACCCGCAACGAATACATCTGCGTCGGTTGTGACAGTCGCCGCACCAGTTAATGCGTCAGATTGCATGTTTGTTGCAGTATCATTCTCATCAAGCATCGGCGCTAAATCGAAGACCGTCTCGTTAATCGAGAACGTCGGAGTAATCGTGTCCCTCGTCAGCGTTTGCGTGGGATGATCAGGATGCGTCAGAATGAGGGTGTCAAAGCGCGGGGTGTATTGAATGGCTCTGAGGTCGTCTGCGGTGTACGGAACGGTTCCCGTGACATCTACGGACTGATTAACACCATTCTCGTCAACATACCACGCCTTGACGTAGCGGTCGCCAAACTCCATCGCATAGGCAACGTCAGATGAGAAGATGAACGGGATAAGTCGAGCGGCTGTATCGCCACTTGTAATAATTACAGACCAGAAAAGGGCAATATCACCGGATGTAACGGTTCCATCAGCTCCGGTTGAGTAGTTCGTGATTGTAAGACCCGCACCTTCATTCAACTTAAACTCAACATCTTCCATCACAAATGAACTAATTTTCATGTCAGCATAAAATAAGGTTGCACTTGCTGAACCGAGGAAGCAGTTATTCGTTGTGTCATCAGGAGTGGCGGCATCTGTATCCGTGTCCACAACAGCACCATTGATGTATAAATTCTGTGTTGCGCCGTCATTTGTATAACGAATGCTCTCTATCGCGCTCCAATCTGCAACCAAGGCTGTTATCTGATGCTCACCGCCCGCAACATAAAAGAAAGCATCTAAATTATTCACAGTCCTTCTGATTCCAACATTTACGTCACTTCCGACCCCTGTTCCCTTCGAGAATATATATTGAGTTGTGAGAGTGTCCGTGAAGTCGCCCTCAATATTAATGTCCCATGTAGAGGCAATTGTGGATGAGAAAGCAACGGTATCAGATTGCGCCGCCGTAAAATTAGCGACCTGACGGGATGTTTCCTCGACAAACTCAGTACCAGTGCGCCTTTCAACCCCGCCTTGGGGCATCACGTAGAAGTTTTGCAATGAACGACAGCCATTCCTATATACTCCTAGGTCAGTCCTGCCGTCCATTTTGCGCGATAACTCACCGCTATTGAATGATGCTTGGTAGTTGTTAGTCATTATCGTTTAGAGGCCATCTCGTTCTGTTTAGCTTTTTTCTTCTCAAGGTCTTTCGCGTACCCTGCAATCACAAGGTCTTTGAATTTCCACATCGGGGATTTCTGAGCACCGCCATTGATGCTTCCCATCGCCGCCTTCCAATCGAACTTCCATTCGAGCATTGCTTCCATAAGCTCCATTGGGTCAGCTTCTTCTGCGATAGGTTCAGCGATTTCGTCGGGGGTAGATTCAACCACGGGTTCGGACGGTGCTTCGATTGCTGATAGTTCAGCCTCCAATTTCTCAGCGCCCTTCGTGTGCCAACCCTTAACTCCCGCCTCTTTCGCCTTCAACTGCAACTCTGTGTATTCTTTAGCCATCTCTTTTCTCCTTACCAATTAGGTCTGTCTTGATACCGCGAGGTAATCCACGTTGATTCCTCTGTCAGCAATTCCTTATTCTCAAATGTATCAACGCTCCGAGCGCTTGGCAAGACAACTTGTTCTAATTCTGCTAGGATGCGAGCCGCTTGGTCGTCCGCAAGTTGTAGCGGGATAGCGAGTTTCAGCGCAAGATTGCAGATTAGCGCCCTGACTGCGAGCGGGTCGAGTATGCCAACATTGGTCGGCTTCTGAACATATTTGAGATAAATGATTTCGTAGTCGCAGAGAACCTTGTCACCCTCAATAACCCAACGCACACCGTTCAAATCTTGGTCGGAGGAGTCGAATACATTGATAACGCGCATACAGTCGTTCGGGAGTTGGAATGCAAATTCGTATCCAAACGCCGGGACTTCAGCGAGCTTGACGGGGAGGGTTCGAGCGGTGCAACAATTCCACGGGTAAATCCGCATGGTTTCCTCTAACGCTTGGTCAAAGAAGATGTTGCATAGGTTCGCCTCTCGTATCGTACCCTCATCCAGATCGGATGAAGTATCTAGCGAGGCAATAGTATCTGCTCCAACTTTCAGGAGTGCTTGATTGCATACATCGATTTTACTTAGAGCCATAAGACCTCGAAAGGTAGGGGCTTACATCGAGGAGAGAAGGCGACCCTCGAATGCCCCACAGGTTAATTCTTAAGTGTAAAGGATAGCGCCGTTAATTAACTTCGCCGCTACCGTAGTGGTAACGTCAATGTTCAGGTATACTTTACCTTCGGTTCCAACTTCTACAGGTGTAATCAAACTAGTTACCGTTGCCGCTGTGATAGCAAGCCCGGTCGCAAGTTCAGCACCACCAAGTGTAATACCAAGGTCTGCGTCAGAAACGCCAGAACCCGCATCGTCAATTACGTAACCAACAACTTCTGATCCCGCAGGTAATACAACAAGTTCAACACCATCCGTGGCAACTTCAGTACCAACAGTTGTATAATTGAACTCGGCGGTTTTTACATGGCGCTCGTTAGGGCCAAGTTGCAGTCCACCATTGGTGTCAACTGCCGTGATTTCACTAGATTTAAATGTAACAGCCATTTTATTTCTCCAATTTAAATTATGGGGGCTTTTACACCCCCGTTAGGTTGATTAGGCAGGCGACTGATCGCAAGGAATCAAAACGACTTTTTCTTCTTCCATACGAACCGCACCAGTGCGGAGGCAAGAATAAGAGTACCAGTTGTTCGACTTGTCTTTGCGCTGAGAAACGTCCGTGGACAGATTAGGATTAGTAACCTGAACAACACCAGACTTAGCCCATGCGAAACAAGCGCGGATATCGTTAGTCGAAACGTCCGAAGGATTATCAGTTGCAGTCCATGTCAGTTCCGCACCAGTTGCTCCTGCATTCATGTAAGGAACCATGTTGCTCGAAACAAACTCGAAGCCGTAGTAGTTATTGATCTGACCGTTTACGAGAGCTTTGATAGTCGCGTAATCGGAAGATGTAACTTTTTCCTGCTCCAGAAGTTCTTTCTTCTGCTGTGGACCCCAAGCGAAATACAGATGATTCATAGGATCATCGAGCATCAGGTTATTTTCTTCAAACTGCTGAAGAGTAGCCTGTAGCTTTTCGAGGTTCATTCCTGTACTTCCGGTATCACCAGTAGCAACGGGGATAATCTGATCGGTGTCGAATGCAACTGCGGTGGTTCCGGCTTTGCCAGTACCCGCATCACCCAACGCGCCGTTCATAAACTCAATCGCGCCTTTCCGCTGAAGGGCAGACACCTGACGCTGAACGTATCCAGACTCAGGATTGATGAGTTCTTGAACTTTATCAAACTTATCCAAGCCAATACCTACATCGTAAGGAGTGGCAACTACCCGACGACGAGCGTGAGTAATATCGGATTCGGGGGAGTCAGCGAACTGCTGAGTAACCTCAGACGCATAGATGCTTCCGAGTTGGTCGTAATACTTTTCTTCGCCGTTAATGCTTTCTTCGATGCACTTTCCGGTGAACATATTGCCCTTGAGTTCCAAGAGCATGTGCAGAGTTGAGTCATATTGTTTGACAAAACTGGTGCTAATTGATGTTGAGGCCATGATAGGCTCCTTATTGTTGTTGGTTTCAACGATGCTAACCACCATGATAAGCATCTACGCTATCTCGGTTCGGTTGTCTCCAACAAGGAGGTCTTGCCTATCGTTTAAAGCCTGAGTGGGCTTCCAGACAGAGAGGCCGCGAGAGTTATCCCTCTGTCTGGTTATTGCTTATACTCTTAACATTTCTTCATGTCAAGAACTTTTTACGAAAACTTTTTCTTTGCCCATAAACTATTAACTTTTTCCTTTAAATGTTTAGGAACAGGCTCACCCTTACGAAGATATTCGCTCATCTCGTGGGTTGATTCCGCGATTTGGTCGTCAATTCCCGATTGCGTCGAGGTCTGATGATGTCCAATTTCGGGGTCATCCGCAAATGAAGCCGCAATTTTCGACAATGGAATCATAAGAGACGGCTCAGAAAGCACTCCGCTACTCTTAAAGAACTCAGCTTGCTCCGCTGTCATGCCGTTATTCTCTAACATAGCGACGATTCCATCATTGATAGCGTCATATCCGTCGCCAAACTCAGTCTTTAGCGTCGTTACATTCGCTTCGTTCTGCTCATTAAGCGCTTTATTTGTCGCTTCCGTCTGATCTGCGACCATTGAGAGAAGTGCATCCACGGCAGAATCCGCCATTGAGTTGCTCGCGCCCATCTTAAATGCTTCCGCCTTGATGGTGTTCACGATTCCCTCGTAATAAGGGAGCGATTCTTCACCAACGAGCGTTTTGAAGTCATCATTCAGCTCGAAATCATACCCCTCAACATTATCTGGTCGTCCAAGTTTAGTGTGAAAAGCGTTCCACTCATCATCACTGGCCCCCTCTTTTGGAATATCACCCTTCTTCCCGGTGAAAGATTTAAGTTCAGCGAGATATTTACCAAACTCGTCAGCGGTCTTGCCTCCAAGATTGAATCCCTCCAACTTGGTTCGCAGTTCCTCGTTTTCCACGGAGCCGATGAACGAATCAGAGAATGTTAAATCTGCCTCTTTCGTGGGCGCCACCTCTTCCGCCGCCGTCTCAGTTGTTTCCTGTGCCACCTCTTCTACTGCTACTTCTTCTTCTGCCATGTTATGCCTCCTCGCTTAAGTTTACTTCTTCAATGGGTTCCTTATTGAGTTGGTCAATCAAACCAATCACAATATTTCGCCCGGTATTCTGTTTTGCCTCGATAATCCCGCTGTTCGTCTCGGTCATATCCGACCACCGACAACGATCAACGATGAATTTTGCTACCAGTCGCGCATCCTGACTGTCTTCTTGGAACAGATTAACGAATGCGAGTCTCGTCATCTCAGGAATGTTGTCTATGTCAGACATCCACTCCGTCTTGTGAATCACGTAATTGAATACGTCCATGCCTTCTCCTTGTTATTAACCTAACTGCTCTACCATCGCTTCTGCGCCACTCCCACCCTCGGGAGCCTTGGTAGTCTTGCTATATGCGTCTGACATCACTTGTGCCTGCTCGGCTTCCTGCTGTGCTTCCATTTGCGCTTGCCGTTGCTCGCGAACCGCTGAAACCTCATCCTCGGTCGCCTGCAACGCAACCGGAACCATATTCACCTCTTGGATAAATCGCGCCGTCTTATCAGCATTGATGTTGTCCCAGATTTCCGGCTTGACTTGCCCGACCAATCCAATCTGCTCAAGCGCGGTCATCGTGCCGTAGAGTTCGATTTGACGAGCGGCGAGCGATGCTTTGCCCACCAATTCAAAGTCCAGACTTGCACCATCCAATTCGGGAATCTCAAGTTCGGGGAATTTCTTCGCTCTTAGCATAATGCCAAAGCCACGTTCTAGCGATGGTTTCACGAAATAACGATTCGTGCGATTCACAGCGGGTGTGAGGAACTGCAACGATAGGTTGAGTCGCTCGCCCGTCTCCGTCGCCGTCATATTCTTCTTATCATGTAGCGGATTGAACAGCGGAACGTAGAAGGCATCAAGAATCTCCTCTTCTTTCTTTGCAATCATGTCATCGTTAATCATCACATTGTCGCGCACTTGGAGTTGTTCCGGTTTTGATAGCGGATTTCCTGCGTTCCAATAGATGATGGAGCCTTGGTCGTTGCTGATTCTCCGCGTACTACCGTCGTTCGGTGCAAGCCAAGGTGGATTACTGACGCGCTGAGCACCACGAATCCGAGTACCCTCCATGTCATTCACCATTGGAAGCGTTGAACCTACCTCCATAGCGCAGGAGCGACCGTACTTCTCATAATTGGTGCGATAGAAGCGTCCGACAGCATAAGGCATCTCATCATACCCGCTCTCTTTAACAATCTCCTTCGTGTCATAGCAGACATAATAAGAGGCAATTGGTTTCTCGCCCTTCTTTGTAGAGCCACTCTTGTACCCATCGGTTCGAGGCATAACAAAGTGAATGAAAGTGTATTCTTTACTTGATGTACTTACATTCTCAGCGTCAGTCTTAACCTTTAGTGGGGTTTCGTCGCCAAACTGCTGAAGCGCCTGCCTCGCCGTCAACTTGAACTCACGGATTACCGTGTCAACCTCGCCTTGATAGTTCTCGCAGATATAAAAAGACTTATAGAAGTGAGATCGCCAGTTCAGAATTGATTTCTTGGTTGACTCGCAATAGAGCGCCGTCGTGCCTATGTAGGTAAGGGCATCGATTGACGACCCCATTTCCTCATAGAAGTTGCTTTCCTCGATTGCCGCTGTGAATTTCTTGGTAACAGAGGTCAGCGCTCGCTTAACATTGTCGTTTTCCATCAGGTCGCGGTCTGCCGTAACGATTCGCACCCAATTCTGGCCTTGAGGAAATAGATGACTCATCAATCCTGCGGTACACATACGGCGAGCCTTGATGCCAATATCGATATATCGCCCATGCTTCTTGCGATCTCCGGGGCTTTTGATGTTTTCGATGTTATCCATTGGAGGATTACACCATTCTGCCGCCGCTTGGGTGAGCGTATTGAAGTTTCCGCGCTCTGAGCTGTTCTTCTCTTTATCAAATAGTTTGATTAATTGTTCCGCGTCCATAAATTATCCTAAATTTGAGCCGCCACCGAGAGATTGACCGCGAGTAATCCATGTAGATGTAGCACCTTTGCGCTTTTTGAGTGACTTCTTTTCCGCGTCTCCTGCAAACGCCGCGTCAATTGGCATTGCGGGGGCGGGTGTTGGTGGTGGTGCTTTAGGTTCTTTCTGTTTTCCCATCTTATACTCCCAGTTTCTTTCTGATTCGGCTTAATTTATAACAACGTGGCGGTTCATTTTCTTTTCTTTCAAAGATTGCCCACTCTTTTTCTTCCGGCATAATCTCGAAAAGCCTTTTTATGTCTCCTGATACGTATTGAATATACCAAGAGTCGGTAAAGTCAAGAACTTTTTCATTATTTCTTTCTAAGAGCGCATCTTTATTATGCTTGCAGGCCATGACAAACAGCGTTTCATCCGAGTAAACCACGCCATTCTCGATGTACCAGAGTAAAACGCGCTCAAAATCATCCCCAAAGAAGGCTTGTGCTTGTCGGCGCATCCCATCCATCCTCCGCGTAGTCATCTGCGTCGTCGCTCACAAAGTCGGGTAGGTGAATTTTCTTCCCGCCCGTCAAATAATACGAAATCAGCTTTAGATGTTTCGCCATAAACATGGTACGGACGGCATCCGCGCCGTGACTTGCTCCATTGCAAACGCTACAACCGTTGTTGTGGCAAGGCTTTCCGCTAGCTCCCTCGTGATAATGCTCTAAAGTTGTTAGCAAATCCTCGCAACTCTTGTCGATACTTAAATCTTTAATCATTCTTCGACAGATTTCTATATCTTCCAACGTAGAAGATGTCTTCGGCACTCGTCTGAAATCAATCCCAACCTCTTTAGCTTTCGTAATGAGGTCGCCAAATAACATTTTCTTGCTAAGATCGTGCGGAGCATAATGCCCTCCGTATTTATAGTTGCGCGAATTTAAGATTTTCGCATAATGGTCAATCTGTAATCCGCTATTCTCGTAATAATCAATGACTTTGAATGTATCATCCTTAATTTGGGCAAATACAATGCAAGTCTTATCCGACATTCCCAAGTCCCAGAAAGTATAAACCTCAGAATTGTCCATATCAATGTCGCCAAAACGCCCTTCGCCGTTCAAAATCTCCAGTTCATGACCGTAATACGACCGCTCAACAATACTCGTCGCCTCGTTCAAGTATTCCTGCCGCGCCATCGTGTGAGAAATCAACCCCGCATCGATGTCATCCTGAATATTCTTATATTTGCGACCGTCTAGCGGGTTAATCATCCCGACCAACTCAGGATTTACATTGATTTCGCCATCATTGTCTATCCAATAGTTCGTCTTGGTGTCCTCAAGCGTGTACCATTGAGTGTACCACCCCTCGCGCTCCTTGTTCTTGTCATAGATTCCCCATAAATGGTTTGCCTTCCCTCGCAATGTGCCGTTGAAAATCACCCATGCGTTGCCCTCGGTAAGAATCGGCGCTAGAAAACCGGTTACTTCCGGTCTATGGAGCGAAAACTCGGATAAAACGTACCCTGACCCGCCTTGTCCGACGAAGTTTAGGTTGTCTGTGCCGTCGATTTTGATGCGAGAGCCATTGATTAGGTCGATATAGAAGTCCGAATTGTTCTTGCGCTTCACAATTTCATCAGGGCAAAGCAGATCAACGAGCTTTTTACCGCCCGCCCATTCGCAAATATTGTCCCATAAGGCACGTTGCGCCCATGCCCTCGTCGGAAATAGGTAGTAGTAACTGCCCGGAGTTTGTATCGCCCGGTTCACCATGCAAGAGAACGACTCCAAATCCTTACCTGCACGACGGGGCCACGCCAAAACGCTGTACTGAACCCCGTTATCGAACGCTTGCTGAAACGGAACCTGATACCATCGAGGCTTTACTATGGGCAAATCTAAGTCTTTAGTCGCCATTCTTTTCGTCCCGACGCTCCCACCACGGCTTTTTCTTACCGAAAATCTCTTCGTATTCCTCTTGATACTCTTCAGTTAGGTGCTTTGTATCGCCCCAACGCTGACCTTTCCCTGTATCAACTCGGTTATTCTTGTACTCGTAGGAATTTCTATCCATTGCCATTGGATTCCTCCTCGATTATTGCCAACTCACGCAGGCATTCATCGCAAATCTGCTCTTGATTCACTATATTCACCTGATTGTCGGACTCACTTACGCAACAGCAAATCCAACAGCTTAACGGTTTGTCGCTCATATCTCCTCCTTGCTAATAACACACCCCTGCGGTATGCTCATCCGGTCTTTGTAATCGCACCCATCCTTGTATCGGCAGGTCGTGAGCTTTAGATACCGCTTTGTATCGCTCAAAATGAATCCACAAACCTCCGCAATCACACAGTCTAACTCCTTATCGCTATGCAAATCTGCGGTTATGTCGTCAAATTGCACATAAACTCTCGTCCCTTTCTTCACGCCATTTCCTCTTCAAATTGCTTTTTAAGGTTGTACCGCTCAACAAGCATGTCCGCAGGTCGCTTTCCGTGGAATTGACGAACGATTGGGCAGGTTGATTCCGCGCAATCGTACACTTTTGCGTACAAGCACTTGCTCTTATCCCGCTCATCCTCACCCCTCACAGCGCATTCACCTCTAATCTCGTCATATAACTCAGTCATCATTCGCCTCCTTCTTTAACTCAACTCTCCGTCTTTTGCGCATAG